TCAGGCGACGGCGCGGACGGTGGCGATCATCATGTTGCGGGCGGTCGAGCTGCGCTCGAGCGTCAGGATCTCGACTGCGTCCGCATTGAGCTGGCCGGACGCCGGCAGCCGCGCGATCGGCACGTCGCCGCGGTAGGCGACCTCGATCAGATCAGATCCTGCGCGCGTCCGTATTCCGACCGGCCCTTTGTAGAACGGGAAGTCGGCCACGGCCTGGCCGCCATTGTCGACGACGCCGGTGATCTGGTCGGTCATTGCTGCGCTACCTTTACGATGATGGTTTTCTGCTTGGTGCGATACGGCGTCGAGGTCGTCTTCACCGTCAGCTCGAGGCCGAGGTCAATGCCGGTGCCGGAGAATGCGGCGGCACCCAACAGCGCGGGATCGACCGCGAGCCAGAAGCGCAGCACCAAGCCGGTAAGTGTTGGCGCTCGGCCATCTTCCGTCATGATCCGCAGCCCGGCCGCGGCGCCTTCAGCCGTCACCGCAAAGGTGAAAGCGGCGACGCCTTCCCCAGGCATCAGCATATCGTCTGCGCCCTGCCCGATCGTGGTTTCGAAGACGTCGATATCAGCAGGGTCGATCACCTGCGTGAACGCCTTAGCGGTGGGCGGTAGGGCCATAGGTTTCCTCCGGGTCGGGATCAGATCGTGAGGCGGCGCGTCCCGATGCTCGACAGCGTCAGGCGGCGGCTTCCGGTGGTGGTTAGGTTGGCCCGGCGGGCGGTCGGTACGACGATGGGCGCTGACGCCGTTCCGAGGATCATGATCGCCGGCTGCAGCGCCACGGCGAAAACGCCAGGTGAAGCCGCGAGACGGCGCGCGAGGCGGATCGTGACTAGCTGCCCGAGCAGCTGCAGCGCGGCGGGTTGTGCGACCAGCCGGCGACTGGCCGCCAGCCTCATCGCCTGACCGGTCAAGATGAACTGCGCGCGCTCTGCGCCGATGCTCAGCTTCCCGACCTGCCGGAGTTCGGCCGCCCGACCTGATACGGCATAGGTTGTGGCCTCAGCGATCAGCCGGCGGTCGGTACGCAGGCGTGCCGGCTGGCCCGTGCAGCTCAGCGAGCCGCCAGCTGCTGGCAGCGTGTAGCCGTGGAGCAGATTGGCGGGACGCCCGGTCACCGTGAACGACGCTCCCCCCATCAACAGGACTCGCGTTCTGGTGAGGCTGGCGCCGGCGCTGGCGATAGCAAAGCTGCCTGGCCCGGCCGCCAGGCGGCGGCCGGCGAGCGGCCGCACCGCTTGGCCGGTGAGCAGCACCATCCCCACCGACGTCGGCAGCGTATGACCGAACAGGAGGTTCGCCATCTGGCCGGTGATGACGATCGCGCCGGCGCCTGCGCTGAAGGTCGGGCCACCGGATACGGTCGGTTGCGCGTTCTTCCACCGGTGCCCGGCGGGCAGCTGGGCGACCAGGTTCCACCGCCAGGCATAGTAGCCTTCGAGCAACGCGCGCTCGTCGGCCGACAGCGTCCCCTTCCACAGACAGATCTCCTGGACCGGGTTCCGCCAGGGATCGCCGTTGATGCTGCGGCAGATCCAGAACGTCGATCCTGTCGGGGTCGACAGGACGTTCTTCTGCGCGGCTTGGACGGTCCCGCCGTCGATCCACTGCTCGGCATATCCGGTGGCTGAGATCGAGGAGATGAAGAGGCGCGTGTACCCTGGCCAGGTGACGTTGCCCTGGACGTCGTTGCCGTAATAGCCCGACGACACCGCGTTCCCGGTGGCTGCGATCGAGCGCGCCTTATTCTGGTTCGCCGAGCCGTAGTAGAACATGGTCGAGTAGGTGTTGCGGTAGGCGATTACGGTGCCGACGCCGGTCATCGAGCCAGCGTCACCGCCGATCGGCAGTGACGCCGGCGCCGCCCCGCTGAGGAACTGTGAGTCAGTCGTCGGGAAAACAGCGGGCAGATTGTTGTAGGTTGAATAGGGCGGCTGGTTTGCCGCGGTGGTCTGCGTGACGCCCCAGCCCCCGACCTTGCTGCGCCAGGCGCTGACGCCACCGCCGCTTTCGACGGTCAGCGTGGAGGCGTCTTGCGCGTCGAACCACCCGACGAGGGTCGCCGACGTCGCATCGGACGGAAGCCAGGGGCGGGCCATATCAGGCCTCGGCCGCGCCCGTCTTACCGCCGAGCGCGCGCGAGATCAGCGCGCGCGCCTGGTCGATGTCGAACAGGCCGTCTTCGGCCGCGCGGATCCGCGCGTCGAGCGCCGCCATCTTCTCCTGGGCATCGTGCGCGATCGCGTCACGCTGCTCGCGGACCGGGCCTGACGACGCGAGGATGGCGTCGCGCTGCTCGCCGAGCTCGGCGAAACGCGTGCGCAGGTTCTCAGGATTGAGGTCCATCTATCGTCTCCGGATTATGCGAGGGTGAGGACGCCGGCGGCATCGTCGAAGTCGACGGTGAGCGTCTCGCCGGTGTTGAGCGTGATGGCCGAGCCGTAGTCCCAGAAGCCGATCAGGCCGCCAGAGGTGGCGTTGTAGAGCACCGCGTACCGGACAGGCCCGATCGACCCGCCGGATGCGGTGATGACGGTGTCGGCGAGCACCAGCTTATAGGTGCCGCTGGTCTGCGCCGACGAACTCACCGTCGCCTGCGGCCCGCCGGCGACATAGCCGTTGCCGGCCGCGATCTCGGTGATGTCCGCCTTCACCGCGTTGGTGGCGGCCGGCGCCGTGTTGCTGAGCATGACGCGCAGCGTGTCGGACTGCAGGTTGTGCTGCTTCTCGGCCAGCGCCTCGACGAAGGCCTGGAATTTGTTGAACGTGGCCATGGGCTTCCTTTCAAGGGGTTGGGATCAGCGGGCGCCGCAGCCGGAGGTCGAAGCCGCGAGGCGATCCTCGAAGTTGAGCCGGATGCCGGCTTGCGCGCGGACCGCCTGGGCCTTCGCGCCAGGTGCGCGCGCGGCCCATTCTGCGGGGCTGATGCGCGCGGCGAGGGGCGCGGGAGCAGGTGGACGATCAACGACGCAGCCGACGGCAACCGCGATCGCCGCGTCGCGGTACTGGACGATCGGCTCGGGCGCCGGCGCGTGCGCGCAGGCGGCGAGCAGCACCAGGCTAGAAACCGTCGCGATAGAGCGCATCGAGCACCGCATTGCATTCCTCCAATTCGGCCTCGGCGGAGAGGCGTTGTGTTCGGGTCTCGGCTGCCTGGGCGCGCTCGATCCACGCGTCGCGCTCCCGAACCGTCGCCTCGGCGAGCTGGCGATTGCGAAGGCTCACCGCCTCGAGGCGGGCGGTCTCGGCGCCGGCCGCACGGATCGAGGCCGACTGGCGATCGACGACGGCTCGCGCCTCATTGCGCTCCTGGCGGTACCGATCGCGCAGGATGCCGATCGCCTCGATGGTGACCGGCGCGGCCGCGGCGTCGACCTTCCGGCCGGTGGTGAGGTCGATCGAGACCAGGATCTTGCCAAGGGCAGCCTTGTAGCCGGCGCGGAGGTGGTCGACCCGCGCGCCCCAGGCGAGCGCCAGCAGCAGGGCGGCGACCAGGCCGAGCGCTGCGTAGCGGCGGATGGTGGCGAGCGGGGTCATGCGGCGAGCCCGGTCAGGCAAAGGGCACGCTCGCGCTCGCGGCGCGCGACCAGGCCGGCGAGCACCCTGCCCTTCGCCTTGTTCCACATAGCGAAGGCGTTGCAGCCAGCGACCCAGGAACCAGCGTTGAAGCGCCGCGCCGCGGTGGAGCGGCAGAAGCTCGGCCAGCCGATGTTATAGGCGAGGCTCACTGCGGCCGCCGCCTGGTTGCCGCGGCCGTACAACGCCGGCACGCAGGCGATCACGTGGCTGGCGGTATCGACCAGCTCGAACTGCAGCTTGGCGGTGCACTGCGCCTCGGTGAAGGTCTGCCCCATCCGGACGCCGCGAGTGATGCCGTCGCAGGCCGTCGGCACGTTCACCGCATCGAGGTAGGCGCGCAGGTACTGCGGCCCGGAGATATGGCGCACTGTCGCTTCGCCGCTCGGGGCGATCGTCACCGCGACCTTGCGGCCGCTCTCCTCGGCGGGGATGGTGGTGAACAGCGTGGTGGCAGCGAGGACGCTGCCGAGGACGGCGGCGAGCGTCTTCGCGATCGGCTTGGCCAGGTCAGCCATCATGCTTCTCCTGGTCGACCGGGATCTCGATCGCCGGCGCGATCGCGCGCGGCGCGCGGCGGATGACGCTCTGCACCGTGTCGGTCTCGTAGATCCGGATCAGCGTCCAGAAGATGGTCAGAATGGCCGCGATATGCGGCAGCAGCTGCGCGATCGTGCCGACGACGATGCCGGCAGATACGACGTCGGCCGACGCCTTCACGGCGCCGGGAACATGGTCCAGCGTCATCGGGTATCTCCAATGTTATGAGGGGGCGGCCGTGCCGCCGTCCGGCTATGCCGGGGTGTTGGTGTCGGCCGGCGCCGGTGCGGCGTCCGCCCGGGTTGGTTCGGCCTCGGGGGTCGCCAAGTGGGTGGCAAACGCGGCGACCTGGGCGCCGCTAAAGCCCATGACGGTTTCGATGTTGCCCAGCATGTCAGCGACGGTCGGGTCGCTGGCCACCAGGAGCTGGCGGCAGGACGCTGCGGCGTCGACGATCGGCGCGACCTTGGCGGTCGTGAACGCGTCGACCAGCTTGCCGACGAGGGCGAGCTTTGCCTTTCGCGCGTCCTCTCGCGCCGACCAATCGGCGATCGCCTTGCGATAAATTAGATCGTCGAGCGTCTTCTGATCGTCTTCCGTGAACGTGCTCATTTCGGTGCCTCTTCTTGGTTTGCTTGATTGATGCTGAGATCAGAGGCCGGTGACGTCGACGATCAGCGCGTTGCCAAGCGGCCGAGTCCAGTCCGGCGGATAGTCGGGCGGGGTCGGCCCGAAGCCGAGCTGGCCGCGAACATCGTCCCAGCTGACCTCACCGCTTGAAATGGCGCCGCCCGAGACGCGCGTGCCGTACAGCTTGCCGTCGTTCTGGTAGGACCACGACGAGTCGCGACCCTGCGGTGAGCCGTCCCAGATGATCTCTTGGCCGTTGAGGAAGTAGCTGCCTGGCGACAATGGGCGGCGGTGGCCGGCGAAGTCCTGCTGCGCGACCGCGTAGGTGCGCGAGGCGTCCAGGTTCCGGCTGTCGCCGGCGCTCGTCAGCCGATCGACCACACGGAACACGTCGTAGTCGCTGCTGTAGATGATCACGCCGGTCTGCGGATTGCGGAGCGTCAGACCGCCAGGCGACCGCGGCATGTTGCTCGACAGATCGAACATCCAATAGCTGACGGTGCCGCTGGCAACCGAGCAGGCATAGTGCGCGTAAGTCTGACCGTTGATCTGGGTCGTGCCGGCCTTGGCGGTGAAGAACGGCGCCGCGACCGCGAGCACCCGTGTTGCGCTTGCGCTCGGGATCGGGATCAGCGCCGATCCCGGCGTGGTGTTTCCGGCGACCCGGCCCTGCACATTGACCGAGCCCTTGCCGACCATCTGGAATGTGAGCGCCGAGGCGTCGAACTGGATACGGCCGTCCGGCCGCCGGATGCGCGCGGTGACCATCAGGGAACAACCCCATAGAGGAAGGTGGTCGGCGCCCTCTCGGCTGCATTGCTGCCCGAGCGGGGATACCGCCAGGTCAGCGTGTTGCCGGAGAAGGTGAAGACAGCCTCGTAACCGTCGCGACCGACGAACCCGCCGAGCAGCGTGAACACCACGCCCGTTCCCCAGCTGAACCGGTCGTCGGTGATGGTCCCGGACTGCGCCGTCCCGGCACCGCCGATGCTGGCGGTGCCGAGGTGGAGCATGGCGTTCGTGTTGCTGTCGAGCCTCACCCGATTGGTCGCGCGATCTCGCACGATGAGGCGTGCCATCAGTCGACCGTGAGTTCGATCACCCGCACGCCGTTCGGCGCGGTGATGATAAAGCCGTGATCGCTATCGATCGAGATGACGTTTCCGCCGACGTTCTTCTGCACCTTCACGTTGCCGACGAAGTTGATGTTGTCGGCACCGAAGTCGATGGCTGTCCCGTTGATCGTGTCAGAGCGGATCGTCGCTGTCGCGTTGCCGCCGCCTGATCCGGCGGTCAGCTCGATGCGAGCCGCCGCCTGCTTGGTGCGCAGGTCAGCAACCGCGGTCTCGGTGATGCCGGTCCGGCTGGCGAGGTTGCCCGCGGTCGCCTCAGTGTTGCTGACCCGCTGCGCCAGCGAACCGTACTGATCGGACAGCGTCTTGTTGATCTGCTCGATGCGCGTGGCGTTGGTGGCTGCATTGGTGAGCGCGCGGCGCCCCTCAATCTCCATGTTGGTCGCAGGGCGAATGACCGCCTTATGCCAAATGGTCCGGAGGAAGCCGACGCCGGCTTGCCCGTAAGAGCCGAAGCGCTCCCAGCCCGCCATCAGGTACATGAGCGTGTTGGTGCTGTCGGCACCGTTGTAGACCAGGAACGCCCACTGCCTACGGTTGTTGGCCTGATCGGTGATGACCTCGGACGTGTCAGCGTATCGGCCGAACGAGAAGGTGTTGTCCGACTCGTAGCCATTGTTGAAGTTGATGTGCACGCCGGCACCGGTCCAGATGCCGTCCTCAGCCCGCACATCGACTTCCATGACGTACCAGCCGCGCGGCAAGGCACCGAGCCCGATCCGAACCCCACAGTTGAGCCCTTGGCGGTCGACCTGAAGGCTGCGGAGCCCGCTATACGGGTTCAGGTAACCGGCAGCACCGCCATACGGCCCGATGAAGCCACCGCCCGACTGCGACCAGATGACATACCCTGGCGGAGTGTTGCCGTTCCCTGCCGTCGACCAAGCCGGATCGGCGAAGAAGGGATTGCGGTTGAGCGCACTGTTGCCAAACGACGACGACAAACTCGCGTAGGTCTGAGCCTGGGCGCGGCTGGCATCTGCCGCGACCGCAGATCCACTGGCAGCACCTGCCGCGCTCTGCGCCGACCCGTTGGCGGCCTGTGCGTCAAGCTTCGACTTATCGGCAGCCGAGGCACTCGCGCCCGCGGCATCTGCCTTGGTCGATGCGGTAGACGCGCTGGTGTTGGCCGCGTTCGCATATCCCTGGGCGGCCGTCTGTCCTTCGACGTCCTCCATGTAGAGGAGCGAGACCTCGCATGGCGTGCCGCTGGTCCGGTACATGACACGGCCCCATGCCGCGCCCGCAGGCCAGGTGAAGCCTGACGACCCGTCGCCACTGATGACGGCCGTGATGTCCTTATAGCCGTCGGCAACGGTGAAATTGGGGATCGACGTCACCAACACGGTATTGCCCGCCATCAAGGCGCCGTTGGCGTCGAAGAAGGTGCAGCACAGGATATGGCCACTGACTTGGGGGCCATCCTGAGTGAGCTTCACCCGGGCGTAGAGGCGGTATCGCTTACCCGGCTGCAGCCTCGTCGGCCCCTTCGGGTGCACGTGGTACGTGTTGGCGCCCACGCGCAGCATGCCCCCGACGGCGCTGAAGATACCGTCCTGGGTCAGATTGTTGGTCGGCGCGAAGTCGTTGTACTGGTTGTACGACCAAAGCGTCATCGCCATGCCCGGCGACCGGTTGTCGTTTGCCGAGTTGGCGGCCGCATCCGTGGCACTGCGCGACGCCAGCACCGCCTGAGTGGCGGCCGTGTTCGCCGACCCCTGCGCGCCCGAGGCGCTGGTAACAGCCGTGTCGCGGGCGCTTTCGGCCCCACCTCGGGCGGTGACAGCGGCTTGCCGCGAACTTTCCGCAGCGCTTGCCGACTGACCTGCTGCCGTGTTGGAGGCCGCGGCCGATGATGCGCTGGCGCTCGACGCGTCAGCATAGCCTTTGCCGGTGACCTCAGAGGTCACGTCGGTAATGGTGATGCTGCGGATCTCGTAGCGGCCGTCGGCGTAGACGTCTTTCGAGAAATAGGGACGCACATAGACGGCACCGGCGACGGTACCGATCGTCAGGTCGCGGGTGTGATTTGCATCGGCAGCTGCGATGCCGACCTGCTGCGCCGAAATCTGGTTATAGTTGGCGTCGAGGTAGGCCAGCCCGATGTAATGGGTGCCATTGAGGTTATCGACGTTGGCGCCGACGACTGCGGTGCGCACGATCCGGCCCGGAACATACGACACAACCCCGGCAGGACTGATCACCGCGTCACGAGGCGGCAGCCGAACAACCCAGCCGTTGTTCTGATAGAACTCGTAGCCCCACGGCGTTGCCATTCTGGCCGTCGGCGTTCCGCTGAGACTGCCTACATACCAGTATTTCAGCGTGTCCGGCGTGAAGGTGGACAGGATCAGGTTGGCAGCGACAACCCCTGCCTGGTCGCGAGCCGACGCCGAGAGGCTCGCGCTGCTCGCGGCGCTATTCGATGATCCCGCGGCGTTCGTCTCGGAGGTAGCCGCCCTGCCCGCGCTCGCTGACGCCTGGCCAGCCTGTGTCTTCGCGATGTCCGCGCTGGCCGACGCCGTGGAGGCAGAGCTGCCCGCCTCACCCGCCTTCTGCGTGGCAGTGGTGGCGGCGCCGCTCGCCGTCTGCGCAAAGCCCTTCGCATCCGTGACGGAGACCGCGGACGCCTTTGCGGCATCGCTGGCCACGACCTGCGCCGCACTGGCGGCATCCCGCGCCGCCTGCGACTGATCGCGCGCGGCCTGCGAGGCGTCACGGGCTGCGTTCGCCGCGTCGACCTGCTGCGACAGATCGGTCTGCCCCTCGCCCACGGTGGCCACCAAGCCGTCGATGTCGGCGCGCGCCTTGTCGATCTGCTTGATCACGTCGACGACCGGCCGATCGCCGACGTTCGTGCCGACCGGAGCGCCCACGGTCGCACCGTCCTCCGGCTTCTTGCCATCGTCGTCGGCGACCGCGCTCCAATTCGCCGTCGTGCCCGCCTCGTCGATCGCCTGGACCAGCGCGCTGTTGCTGGCGTCGTAGACGATCGCCGCCGCCGCCTGCACCGGCGGTGCGTCGCTTGCGTCCCACTGGTAGAAGCTGGCGCTCTCGAAGGTGAGCGTCATGTTGCAGGTGCCGTTCTGCCCCAGCTCCTGTTCCTTCACCCGGAACAGGGCACGCGCGAAGCTCAGCGGCGCGAAGGTGAACGGGACCGGGTCACCGACGGCGTATTTCCAGGCGCGGATATCGAACGGCGCGGTGAACTCGCGGGGATACTGCTTGCGCTGCAGGATCTGCTTGGCGACCCGCTGGGCATGGCTCGGGCTCTCGACGGCGCCGAGATCGAGCGGGAAGATACGATCCTGCCCGTCGAGGCTCGCCAGGCGAACCTCGGGGTAGTCGATCATCTGGTAGAGCGAGTTCGTCGACGCATCGACGTACTTGCCGCGCACCACGTTCGGCACCGTCTCGAGCGCCGCGTCGGGGTTCCAGTTGAACGCGCCGATCACGTCGTCGTCGTTGAGGCCGGCGTCGACGGCCGCCAGCGCGAGGTCGTTGTGCGCAATCACCAGCGCCAGCTTGCCCCCGGTGTCGCGGAAGCGGCCGCAGCAGGCCGCGCAGAGCATATCGAGCGCCGTCTTGGCGTCGTCACCCTCGGAGATCACCGACGCGCCGTGGTAGCGCGGCTCCTGCCCCCCGGCGGACCGGTTGACCAGCTCGTCGGCAAGGTTCGCCGCAACGATGAACGAACCAAGGTCGAGCCGCCGCGCCGGCACGCCGGAGCCCGTCGCCAGCTTCATCTCGCCGGTGGTCGGATTGCGGATGCGCCAGCCGAGCACAACGCGCAGCACATGCAGCGCCAGGTTCTCGCCAATCACCGCGCCGTCGTCGGCGGTGTAGCGCCAGGTCGACTGATCGTTCGCGCGCATCGGGCCGTTGCCGCCCGGGACGGTGCTGTCGCGGCGCGGATCGTACAGCTTGGCGCCGCGGCCGATCACGGTGATGCGGCTCGGCAAGCCGGACGAGAACGGGCTCTCAGCCTTCTTGCTGTTGCCGGTGACCTTGAAGCGCCAGTGCGAATAGGTGCAGCCGGTCAGGCGCGCGCTCTGGTTCCACCGGCCCGAGCCGATGACGAAGGCGTTCGCCGGCGATCCCTCGAGGACGATATGCGGAACCGAAAAATAGCCACGGTACTTGCCGACCACGCCGGTCGTCGCCGACCAGGCCATCTCGGTGTTGAACCAGATCTCCTCGATGCCGTCGGAGGCGTGGCTCGCATGGGCGACGACCCAATCACAATATTCCTGATCCTTGCCGGACCATTCCTCGAATCGCACATCGACCGGCATTGCGGTCTGACCCAGCACCGTCTTGCGGAAGGCGCGTGGATCGATGCTGGCGGTCAGCCGCTCGGTCTGCGACGCCGGCACCTTGGGCGCCTTCATCAACAGGCTGGCTGCCGCGCTGAGGCCGCCGGCCGCCAGCAGCATCGTGCTGGTCGAGACGCCGAACAGCGTGAGGCTGCCGGCGAGGCCGCCGAGCGCCACGGCGCCGACGCCGGTCGCGATCAGTGCGGCCGCGCCGATACCGATCGCGGCGATCTTGAGAGCTTTGGCCATCCTAGAAGCCGAACCGGACGTGCCAGGCGCGGGGCTCGACCCACTTCGCCCGTTCGAACAGCACCAGGCCCTCGCGATCGCCCTCGCGGCCGACGGCGACCAGCGCCGGGCCTAGGCACACGCCGAGCAGGCCCGACGACATGACGATATCGCCGCGGTGGGCCAGCGCCGGATCTACGACGTCGAACTTGGCGTCGAGCGTAGCCGCCAGCGTGCCGGCGCCGAAGCGGCGGAGCGCGCGGACGGATCCACGTGGCGTGCTGTAGCGGCCTCGGAACTCGGGCATGGGATCGATGCCGGTCATCGCGTCGATCGCGCCGGCCGCGAACGTGCAGCAGTCATGCTCGCCCCAGGCAAAGGCACGCGCGCGCAATGGCTCGAGGTACGCGGCAAGGCGCACCTCCCAATCGGGTTTCCGGTACATGGCGGCTCCGATCAGCTGCGCGCGCTGGCGCCGTTGGCGATCGCGATCGAGAGCGCGGCCGACGTGTCGCCGGGATCGTAGCTCAGCTGATCGAGATAGGTGCGGTTCGAGGCGTTGCCGAAGAAGGCGAGGTACGTCTCGACGTTGAGGTTGATGACCTGCCCCTGCCGATCGCCGCTGATCTGCGGGACCGACATATAGCCGGTGTAGAAGGACCAGATCGCGCCGATCCGGGTGAGGTTCTGCGGATCGAGCATCGCGCGCCACAGGCGGCAATCGCGGCCGGCCCAGTTCTTCCGGTCGCCGATCTCGGTCATGATTTCGTCGTCGACGCTGGCCAGGCCGGACAGCTGCAGGGACAGCGTGTCGCTGCCGCCCTCCTTCGCCTTCACCGGTCCTACCGAGACCATGCGCGGATCCACGGCGTTGAAGGTGAAGCCGTCGAGATCGGCGTCGCCGGTACCGGAGAAGGTGAACGAATAGGGCGCGTTGGTGACCCGGATCGGCGCGCCGGCGAGGTCCAGCCAGGCGAAGGTGACCGGCCGGCGGACAGCTGCGGCGAGCGCCGCCTGGGCGCCGGCGTCGGGGCGGATGTCCATCAGCCAGCCTCTTCGCAGTCGAAGGTGATCGCGTAGTTTTGCCCGATGCCGACCTTCCAGCCGTTCTTCGGGTCGCTCATCGCCATGACGGCGTAGGGCAAGCGCACCTCAACCGGCGCGGCGTCGACCGTCGCGAAACGGACATACGGCTTCACGCTGAGCGTCGCCTCGCCGCTGGCGTTCGCCACGACGGGCGCCGTGAGCATCAGCAGCTGGTCGGCGATCGTCACGAACTGGCCGCGCTTCAGCTTCTGCCCAGCATCGCCCCAGCCGTTGGTGATGATGCTGCGCCCGCCCTGCCCCGCGCCCTTCACCTTCACCGCAAGCCCCGCCGCGATTTGCGGCCGCTCAACGGCGATCACGCGGAAGCTATTGGCGATACCGTCGCAGTCGACGACGAACGCACGCCAGTCGAGCACGCGGTCCTCGCCGACGATCGGCGGCAGCGTGACCTTGGCGAACCAGCGCGGCGCGGCGGTGAGCAGCGTGACGCGGCGCCGGCCAGTGAACTCGCCGCGATTCGCCTGGCCCGGCTGATCGATGTTCCATTCGATGTTCGCGGCGGTTGGCGCGGCAGGCATATTGATCAACATCAACCAAGGCCCCCAGGCAATTCAGCGCGGCGCAGCTTCTCGATCGTCCGTGCCTGCGCGCCGCTCATGATCGGCTCGGCGGAGGCAGCGACGGTGCGGAACGACACGTCCTGCATTCTCGCGTCGAACTCCGGCCCGGCGTTCACCGCGATCGAGCCCTCGACGACGAGCCGATCGCGGCGGCCGCCGGCGCCGGCGCCGGCGACGTCGCGCATGCTCGGCGCCTTGGCGGCGCTGAGCCGCGGGCGGCCGATTGCACCGCCGGTGGCGAGACCCGGCATCCGGAAGGTGCCCTTGTTCATCGCATCGATGACGGGCCAATATTTCGAGGTCGCCGCGGCGGTGACGATAGACTCGCCATTCGACACCATGAGCGGATCCTTGCCGTCGATCAGCGCGAAGATGCTGTCGGAGGTGCCGGTGCCCGGGCCAGAGATCTTGCCGCCGGTCGCCCGACCTTCGATCTTGCCGCCGGTCTTCAAGCCGAAGAAGCTGCCGCCGATCGCCGAGACGATCGCCTTCTCGATCGCGATGCGCGCGAGATCCGCGATAATTTGCGAAGCCATCTTCTTGAAGGCCGAGCTGACACTCTCCGTGCCCGAGATCAGGCCGCTGAGGCCGCTCTCGATGGTTTCGAAGCCGTCGACCGCGACGCCCTGCAGCGCCTCCTTCATGTCGCCGGTCGCGTTGCGCAGGCGCTCGCGATATTGGTCGAGCGGTCCGGCGTTCTTGCGATCGAGGCTCTGCTGATCGGCTCCCTGCAGCTGACCCAGCATCGCCAGCCGCTGCTGGGCGATCTTCTTTTCGGCTTCCGTTGAATCGCGTGACGCGATCACGCCTTCGAGCTTGGCGCGCTCCTCGGCATACTGGACGTCGAGGATCCGCTGCTCGAGATCGCGGCGCTGGGCTGCCGTGGTGACCAGATCGCCCTGCTTCTGCAGCAGCTCGACTTCATTGGCGCGGCTGGCTGACGCGACGGTAAGCGCCTCGTCAGCGATGCGCTGGCGCTCGCGCGCGTCGACGACGTCCGTCTCGAGCGCCGCGCGCTGGTCGTTGAGCCGCTGCAGCTCGAGCTTGCGGGTCTCGGCGACCTTCCCTTCGCCCAGGCCGCCCTGTTTCGCCTGCTGGGCGATCTCGTTGTTCCGGTTCTGGCGCTCGGCCTCGATCCGGTCCTTCTCGATCTTGGCCCGCTCGATCGCCGAGTTGGTCAGGTCGGCGCGCGCCGCGGCGATGTCGTTGTTCGCCTGGCGCTCGGCCGAGCTGTACGCGCGCTCGTCGGCCGCCGCGTCGCGGACCTCGGTGCGCTGCTTGCGATCGGCGGCCGCGGCGGCACGATCCGCTTTCTTCTGCGCGGCGGTACCGGCCTTGGCGTCGCGATCACCCTGGGCGCCGGCGGCCGCGCCACGCAGCGAGCTGGCATCCTGGCTGGCGGCCTGCTGCGCCGATTCGGCGGAGAGGCCTTCCTTCCGATATTTCTTGTATTGGGTCAGCTCGAACTTCTGCGCCTCGAGGTTGTCGACCTGGGCACGGATGCCGCGTTTGCGCGCGACGACTAGGTCACGCGTGACGCGCGCCAGCTCGCCATCGATGTCGCGGCCGCCGTTGCGGTCGCTCTCGCGGATGCGGCTCTCGAGCGGAATGCTGGCCGCCCGTTGCGCGCCGCGATAAGCATTGCCCTGCAGGGACCGGTAATACGCGACCAGGCGCGCATCCTGAGCGTTCGCCCGGCGGTCCGCATCGCTCAGCCCACCACCACTGATCGCCATGGCAGAGCCGCCCGAGACGCTGACCATGCTCGGCCGCCGCGCGTTGATCCTCGCTTGCGCCTCGTTTGCGTTGTGCTCCGCGTCGACGGACTGCGTCGTCAGGCTCAACACCTGCTCGTGGCGGCGCGCCTCTGCCAGCTGGCGTAGCTTTCCGGCGGCCTCGCCGACCGCCCCAGCGAAGGCCAGCATCTTGCCGGTGGCGCTGCCCGCCGAGGCACCCGCCTGGTTGACGCCCGAGGCGGCGGCCGTGCTGCTCGAGGCGAGATCGCGAAGATCCTGGTTCAAACGGCGGCCCGCCTCGGCCGCGTGCGCCATCGATTCGGCCGTTGCCCGATTGCGCTCGTCTGCCGCGGCTGCCGCGCTGCGGAAGAGCAGCAACGCGCCGACAAGCGCACCGATCGCCAGCACCGCCGCACCGCCGGCGACGGATCCGCCGATCAGCGTCAGGCCGCCGGCGAATAGCCGCGACGCCGCGTCGCCGGCCCGGGCGGCGAGCGTCGCGCGCGCCGACGCGGCGGTCGCGACATTGGCGGCCTCCGCCGATCGCAGCTGCGCCCCGGCCAGCGTTCCCTCCGCAACCGCCAGTTCGCCGTCGACAACAGCCAGGCGCTGCCTGGCGGCGGCCAGGCGCTGCGTCGCAAAGGTCGCATCGTTGTTCGCGGCCGCCTGCGCTGCAAGGGCGGCGTTCCGCCCGTTGAGCCCGCCCTGAGTAAGGGAGACGGCCGCCGCCTGCGCTGCGGCGCGGCGTTCCACGACCAGCGCCCGTTCCGCCGCGATCTGCTCGCGCAGCATGACCTGCTCGGCCTGGCGCGCGGCGATCGTGCTCTCGATCGAGGCGACCTCGGTCGCGGCGCCGGCGGCTGCCAGCTCGGCCGACCGCGCAGCGAGCTGCGTCCGGCTGACATAGCTCGCGTTGCCGAGCACGACCTGCTGCGCAAGCGCGCGGTCCGCGTTCATGACGGTCGCAAGGACGGCCGACACGCCACCTACGGCGAGGCCGGCCGCCTTCACGCTGCCATAAGCCACGGCGATCGTCGTCAGCGCTGGGATGACGGTGTCGAGATTGTTGGCCAGGGCCGCGATCCCGCCGGCGACGCGCGCGGTGGCGCTGAGGCTCGCATCGGTCTCGCCGATATATTTGCCGAGCGCGTTGTTGAGGACGGTGAACGACGCGCCGATCGTGAAGTTCGACTTGGCCGCCTGCGCCTCGAGCTGGGCGGATCCCTTGAGGAAGCCCTGGAAGAAGTCCTTCGAGGTGAGCGTGCCGGCGATGACGTCGTTGCGGAGCGCGGAGACCGAGCCCTTATACTTGTCGATGCCGTTGGCAACCGCCTGCAGGATCGGCCGCGCGCCCTCGTTGATGCTGTTGAATTCTTCGGCGCGGACATAGGTGCCGCCGAGCGCCTGGGTCAGCTGCAGCAACGCGCCCGAGCTGGACTCGGCGCTGCCACCCTGGACCTTGAGTCCGGCGCCAACACCGTTGACGAACTTCAGCAGATCCGACTGGCTGGCGCCCAGTTCCTTGGCGCCCTGGCTCAGCCGGCCGAAAAGCGAGCCCGTGCTTTCGAGCTCGACGCCGTAGCGCTGCGAGATCTCGTACAGCGCGTTCTGCGTCTTGCCGAGGTTCGCGCCCTCGAGCCCCGCCACCTTCAGCTGGTTGGTGAAGCGCGTGTAGCCGTCGGCATAGTCCTTCAGCCGGTCGGCGCTGAACGCTGCAGCGATACCGGCGGCCGAGCCGAGCAGCGCCGCCTTCATGCCATCGGCCGACCGGCGGACGCTCGCCTCGGTCTGCGCGACCGCGGTGCCGATCGTCGCGATCTGCCGGCGCGTCGCGACGATCGACGTGTTCATGTTGCCGAGCGGTCGCCCGACCTCGCCGAACCGACGATCGACGCTGTCGAGGCGGCGCTGCGTGTCGCCGGCGAACCGGTCAACGCGCGACTGCCCCTCGTTGAGATTACGGCGCAGCAGCTCGACCGACGCATCCACCTGGAGCAGCAACTGCTTTACGTCGGTCGCATCAGCCATGCGTTACTCCTCGGTGGGCACGTTCATGGCCTTCCAGGCCTCAAAAGCGGCCCAGAACTCATGTGGTGTTGCGTGCCAGAAGCGGTCGGCCGCCCACCCGAGCGCGGCCGATGCGATGCCTGCTATTCGACGGCGGGGATCTCGGGGGTCTTCGTCCCCGCCGTCTTCGTTTCCCCCGAGGGCAGGCAGCCCCCGGTCAGCGCCAGGCCGAGCACGATCGCGATACGAGGCTGCACCGCCATCAGGCCGACCGGATAGAGCAGCTCGCCGATCGTATCGGCGTTGGCACCGCGCGCCGAGCTGGCGATCGCCTTGTCGGCGGCCGAGGCATATTCATCCTCGACCAGCGACCGGCCCCAGGCGCGCACCAGCTCGGTGACCACGATCGCCTGCTGTTCCTGGTTGAGGCAGCCTTCCTCGGCGAGCTGGGCGAGCTGCAACAGCGGCGCGCCGGTCTTCTTCTCCATGGCGACGATCGCGGTGTAGGAGGGGCGGAGCACGAAGCGCTGCCCCTCCAGGACCAGGTCGACCTCGCCGCGGACGTCGTTCGCGGCGTCCATGGCTTAGCCGAGGGCGTCGGTGGTCGGCGCGGCTGCGGCGCTGAACTCCGCCTTCGCCTTCACCGCATCGTTCTGGCCGAACTCGGTCGAGCTGATGTTGCCATAGACCGAGCCGGCGAAAACGACGTCGCCATTACCGCCGGTCGCGCCGCCCTTGCGGATCTGGACGTTGAACGGCGTCGCCGGCGTCGCATTGCACAGCGTCTCGAGGCGCGTGTAGCCGCTGGCGTCCGGCAGGTTCGGCAGCATGTCGAGCGAGATCTTGAGCGACTTCAGCCCCGGCGCCGAGGTGCCGTAGCCCTGGTCGTCCTTCGTCGACGTGTCGATCGAGCCGGCGTCGCGGCTGATCGAGAGGGTCTGCTGGCCTTTGACCAGCGCGAACGTGCCTGCGGTCGCGGTTTCGACCCAGAGCAGGTAATCATTGCCAAGCTTCTTCGCCATCGTGCTTCTCCCATGTGAAAAAGCCCCGCTGGCGAGGCGGGGCGAGGATTGATGAAGGGGAAGGCTCTCAGCTGTTGCTGAAGGCCAGGATCGTCAGGATTGTGGTGCCGACGTAGCCGGAGGCGTCCTCGGCCAGCTCGGCCGCGCTGCTCGCCACCGAATAGTGGAGGTTCCAATCGGCGGACTCGAACGACTTGCCGCCGAGCAGCGCCTCGATCTGATCCTGCAGGGCTACACAGGGGCGGCGCTCGTCGCCCTCGGTCAGAACGATGATCGTCAGCGTGATGCGGCGATCGGGGTCGTCCGTGCCGGCGAAAGGGACGCTGAGCAGGTCGCCGATGATGACGACCGGCAGCGGCTGATCCTCCGGAACGTCCTGGAAGACCGGCGCACCGGTGACGCCTTGATCCAGAATATCAAACGTCGTGGTTTCCGCCACCGAGGAGGCGCTAGTCACGGCCGCCGTCTCCGATCCGCCTCAGTGCGCGGTCAAAGACGTGGTTCGCGCGCTGGTTGATGATGCCGCGGAGTTCGCGGTATCGTCCGGAGACGAAATAATCGCCCTTTCGGGCCTTCACGCGAAGCTGGTAGGTCGAGACGAGATGGGCCGACTTCTGGCCGTTGCTGCCGAGCTTGAAACGACCAACATCCTTCGCGCGGGCACCGCGATTGTAGCGGGTAACCGTCACAGTCTGCGCCTTCCGGCCTTTGTCGAGGATGAAGCCGTAGAAAAGCTTGGCCCGGCCGCGTTTGGTGCCGAGTAGACCGACCTGCAGCCGCAAAGTCTTCGGCAGAACCTTGTATTTGACGCCGGCGGCCAGCTGTCCGGTGCGCCGGCGGGCGCGTGCCTGCATTGCGGCGCGGATCTTCTGACCACCCTCGTTGAGGACGTCGACAATCTCGGCCGACACCGCGTCCGGCAGCTGCTTGAGGCGCTTCCGGAAGGCGCGCGCACCCTTCACCTTGCTCATGCGCCGGGAAACCCGCTCTCGCACGTCATCACCAGCGCGGTGCCGGTGAGATCGAGGGCCGCCGATTTGACCTTCATGGTGATCGTCCCCCACATCAGCTGCGACTTGGTGTCGATCTCGGCTCCGGCGCGCACGGTGACTCGCCACAGCTGGATGGACCGCTCGACACCGAGCCTGACCGCTTCGTCACCGCGCAGCGCGATCACTTCGGCGGGCAAATCGGTGTCTGTCGTCCGCCACGCGGGCTGCCCCTCCGGTACCTTGCGGCCGCCGGCGCCATTGTCGGCGGTGTTTTTCACCAGAACGTCGATGACGTGCTTCAAACGGCTGGAAAGGCTGCGCGGCTTCATTGCGGCGCGCCCAGCACCCGCACCGTGCGCAGCAAAGCCGCGGCGGCAGGAGGCGTCGCATATTCGCCTGCGCGGTCCTCATACCAAGCGGCGCAAAGCACCTTGATCGCGTGGATGAAGATGGCGAGCACGTTCGGATCGGTCTCGGCCTTGTCCCCTACGATCGTGCGGCCGGTGAACGCCTCGCACAGGCTCCTGGCGGCGATCAGCATCGCCGCCAGGGCCGCATCGTCACCCGTCGCGCCCGGGTTGAGGCGCAGGTGCACCTTGATCTCGGTGAGCGTGACGGGCTCGGGCATCAGGCGACGCCGCGCAGGGCAGGCCGGCTGCGGATCACCGTCGCGGCGATCGGCGTGCCGGTACCGTGCGCGCCGGAGAAATCGGCGACGAGGCGCAGGTAGCGCTTGCCGCCGATATAGCCGACCTTCTGGATATCGGCGGCCGGCTTCGCGGCGACCAGCGACCTGACGATGCCGTTGTTGATCGCGGCCGGCGCCAGCCCGTCGACGATGATATCGGCGTCGGTGACCGGCACCTGGTCGGAGCCATCGTCCGCGTTGCCAGCGGTGAGCACCATCTCCACCTTGTTGGCGTTGGTGAAGTTGATGCCGCCCACGCCGACGTGGATCAGGATGACAGCCGAAGCAAAGTTCAGCATGTCGACGAGGATCGCCGCGCTATCGGCGGCATAGACGCCGGGCGTGATCGCCTCGGCCGGGAACATGCCCGTGGTGTTATCCCTCTCGGGGGTCATGGCAGGAAACCTTCTGCAGGAGAGTGGCGCCGGGGGTCACCCGGCGCCGGGCCCGAGGGTCGACGCTTACGCGCCGACCTTCAGGAACTTGACGGCTTCGAAGTTGGTCGCGCCGCCACCCACACGCTTGCGCATGTGGAACTTCACGAAGCCGGGCTGCGTGATGTTGTCGCGGACGACCGAGGTGCCGAGGCGATCGACGATCGTGTAGCCCTCGGCGAAATCGCCGAACGCCAGCGGCGTCTTGCCGGCTTCGATCTTCGGCATGTCCTCGCCGTCGGCGACAGGGAAACCAAAGATCGATTCGACCAGCGCACCGTCGCGCAGTCGGAGATCGACCAGGTAGTTACCCTGGCCGTCCTTCAGCTTGCGGATCGAGCCCAGCGTCTTGCGCGCCGACAGGAACTGCGCGGCCTGGCGGTAGGCCGCCTTCACCGAGAAGATCAGGTCGATGATGCAATCCGCCGGCGCGGTCGCGGCGAAGCCATCCGCCTTGCCGGTCAGGATGTGCTGGAAAATGCCCCAGGCACGGGCGGCGTCGTCGTCCGCCGCGGTCTTGTAGGTCAGCAGGCCCTGCGGCTTCAGGACGCCGTCGCCGAGCAGAAACGCCGCGTTCTCCTTGCGCGAGAACTTCGACGTCGCCTTGTCCGCGATCCACGCCTCGACGTCGATCTTCGCGTCCTCGAGCAGCTTCTGCGTGACCTTGGGGTACGCATAGAGCTCGTTGACGGGGATACGCCACATGCCGAGCTGCGGCAGGTCGGTCTGCTTGCGCTCCTGGCTCTCGCCGACCCAGGCGGCATCGGCCTCGCCGTTGTCGATCGGGCCCTCAAGGGCATCGGTGCCGATCGACACGACCGTGGCGAGCTGGCGCATCGGCGTGGTCTCGTAGACCTTCTTCACCATGCGCCCCGACACGTCCGGCGTGACCCAGAAGCCGCCCGAGGGATCGACGGCGACCTGCATGGTCGTCATCTTCTGCTCATTGCGACGCAGGTAGCTCCCGAGGTCGGCGCGGTAGCTCTTCAGCTCGTCGGCCGAATAGTCGCCCTTGCCGATCAGCTCGCCGAATGCCGCGGCGGCCTTCGCCTCGAGCGCCGCATCGCCACCGGTGCCGAGCTGCAGGCGGTTGGCCTTCGCCTCGAGGGTGTCGAGCTGCTTCTTCAGATCGGCCTTCAGGTCGTCGATGCCCTTGTTCAGCTTCTCGACCTCGTCCTTGGTGACGGCGTCTTCGCCCTTCTTCTCTGCCTGCTTCAGGCGCTCGTCGTTCTTGGTCTTGAATTCCTCGAACGTCTTGCCGAGGGTTTCGACGGCCTCTTTCACCTCGGTGGTGAGATTGCCGGTTTCCTTACGTTCGGGCGCCTGCGCGAGGATGGTCGCGCCGGCGAGCAGCGCGCCGCGCCGGCCGATGAATTGCGTCATGATGGTGTGCTTTCGTCAGGCGAGGGCTGTGCCGGCTCGCCGCAGGGACATGAGCAGGTCCTTCACCCCGTCGCGGGGCTCCTGCTCGGGTTTGTCACCACCATCACGGAGGTGTTGCTTGACGATCGCCACCGCCTTCACGGCCGCGGCGCTCGACAGGTTGCACTCGCTGCGCAGCTGCTGCTCGAGCGCGCGCGCATCCAGCGCCGACTTCACGCCCGTGATCTGCGCCTCAGGCAGCATCGGGAAGGTGACCAGGCTCACCTCCCACAGATCCACCTTCTTGAGGCGGCGAGCGCCGGTCGTGCGGTCGATCTCGTAATCCTGCGTGCGGTAGCCGATCGACAGCCCCTTCACGGCGCCGGCCTTTACCAGCGCACGGGCAACGGCGGCCTGCGGCACGTCCATGACCAGCTGGCCCGAGATCTTGAGGCCCTTCTCGTCCTCTTCGAACTTATCCCAGAGGCCGATGACGATCGACGGGTCATGCTGCCAAAGCATGGGCACCCCGCCCTTGCGGCCACGCAGGGAAGCCTTGAACGCGCCGGGCAGGACGATATCGCCGCCGCGATCGAGCAGGCCGAAGACGGAGCCATAGCCATCGATACGGCCGGTGCCGTCGTCGAACTTCAGCTCGAGGTCACAGGCGAGCTGCTCGATCGTGCCGGCGGACTTGCGCTCGGGAGCGCGACGATCGGCGAGGATGGTATAGGGTCCGCAGATCCGCGGCGTCAGCGGGGTGACGAACGGCTTACGCTCCGGCGCGCGGCCGGTGACGGCGATGAGACGATCATCCATCGATGACATGCTCCTTGAGGCCGGTGACCAGCACCGGCGGGTGGGTGTCGCCCCAGATCGAGAGCCAGATCTCGCCGGTGTCGACGATGCGGCGCAGCTCGTCGATCGACGGCCGCCAACACGACAGGACGCGACCGTCTGCGCGGCGGACTGGCAGAGGTACGACGGTGTCCTCGCAGCCGGCGGGTGCGCCGAGCAGCAGGTTCGCCTCGGCGAAGAGGGCGGGCTCGGCAATGTCTACTCTTTGGCCTTGGGCGGGGTCGCGACCGGCGTCAGGTCGCGGCCATCCTGGACGGCCATGTTGCCCTCCACGATGTACTGTGCGCCGCCTGCGTCATCGCGCGGGTTCCAGTCTTCCAGCTCGCGCCACTCGTCGGCGTTGATCACGCCGTTCCGGCGCTGGATCTGGAGGCCTTCCTGGCGGCTCTTGTAGTCGCCGCGCATCGAGGCATTGAGATTGAAGCGGGCGACGAGGCCCTCGCGCTGGTCCGCTTCGGTGAGGAGCCCGACCTCGATCGACTGCTCGATCCGCCCCGCCCAGGGCGTCATGGTGAACATGCCATGCGCGAGGAACATCTGCTCCGAGCTGGAATAGGTCGCGACCTTGTCGGCCAGGCCGACCATGATCGGCAGCACGCGAGCGGCGCGGCACGTCTCCTCAACCTGATATCGGCGCGTCTCCAGATGCTGGAGGTCGACGCCGGTCATCTGCTGGCTGAGCCACTTCGCTCCCTTGTCGAGGATCAGCGGCGAGCCGGCGAGGTCGCCCGCGGCGGCAAATCGCTTCAGCCATTTCGACAGCTGCTCATACTGCGGGCCGGTCAGCTCCCCCTCGACCGAATAGGCACCGCTCGGTTTGACGCCGTCGCGGTGGATCTCCGCATGGCTCGCCTCAAGCGCCAGGCTGAGCCCGAGCGCTTCGCGCGCCAGCCGTACCGGCTCCATGCCCATCCAGCCGTTCCAGCTCGGACCTCTGATATGCCAGATCGAGGCATCAGGAACCGGCCTGTAGGAGCCGCCGTCGCCGGCGACGGCGTAGCTGTACGTCTGATCGGGCCGCTTGGTGACCTGCACCTTGCCGGGATCGAGCAGCAGCAGCTCGTGGATCCGATCCTCACCGACACGATTCACGAAGACGAAGGCGTTGCCGACCAACATGACGTGGAAGGCGATCGTCTCCCACAGGCTGAAAGCCGTCAGCCCCTTGGAGGGCTCGAGGAAGAGCAGGCGATATAGCGAGTGATCGCGCGCCTGGTCGTAACCGCCCTTCGATCGCGGCCGAAGCAGTCGGCACCGCGCGGCGGCAAGCCCTTCGCCGACGACGCGGCAACAGGCATACATCGCGGTGACCTGTAACGCGGTCGACCAGTTGATCGCGATCCCGGTCTTGGATCCGGCATCGAGGAGGAAGCCGGGCAGCTGATCGAGCGTCTGCGCTTCCTTGCGAGACGGCGCCGCCAGTCGGCCGAACAGGCCTTGCATCAGACGCGCCGCGCGTGTTGGATCGCGCCGTAGACGAGGCATGCGCCGGCGACGATCAGGCCGGCGGGCGCGTAGATCTGCCTGACGCCAGCGATGATCATCGCGACGCCGGCGATGCCGACCAAGTCGCGCGAGGCAGCGCGCACCAGCGGCGCCAATGCCAAGATGGTGATTTTCATGCGTCCTCCCAGAAGGATTTGGCCGCAGGCTCCTCGCCCAGCGCCACGGCGATCGCCGCGATGAGCGCGACCGGATTGTCGATCTTCGCCTCCTCGCGCGGCTTGCGCGGGTAGACGTTGTCCTTGGCGTCCTGCTGGGCGACGACGTTGCTCATCTCCCATTCCATCACCGGGCATCCGGCATGGGCGATCAGCTCGGCGCGGGTGAAGGCGTCCAGCTGCTTCATGGGGTCGGAGAAGTTGACGACGTTCGGCCGCATCTCGAGGACTGGCGCGCCCTTCTTCATCAGGCGGGTCACCAGCATCGTCGCCTGGGCAGGGTCGTAGGCGATCTGCTCGACGTCGAAGATATCGCGCGCCTCATCGATGGCGAGTTCGATCTCTTCGTAATCGGTGATGTTGCCCTCGTTGACGTCGAGGAGGCCCTGCGCATCCCAGCCCTGGTAAGCGCTCACGTCCTCGACCGCTTTGGACGGCAGGAAGTACCGGCCGAGCCGGATATATGGATCCTGCTTTGTCGGCCGATCGCCGAGCGGTGGGAACAGATACTCGATGGCTGCGATGTCGACCTTGGACGCGAGATCGAGGCTGAGGATGCAGCGGCGGCCGCGAAGGCGATCGATCTGTGCGGCCTCTGCGAACAACACCGGGATGGTATCGTCAGCGCACCGGCGCCAGGCCTCGATGTCGAAGTAAGCGGCCTTCGCCGCCACCCAGAGATTGAGGTGCTTGGTCTTGAAGATGCCGCGTTTCCGCGGCGTCAGGATCGCATCACGCTGCCGCGCGAGCAGATACTCGAGGCCGACGGACACCCCGATATTCGGGTTGGCCTTGCGGAGCGTCTCCTCGCTCTTCCAGTCGTCTCCCTCGTCGGCGGCATATTCCGCGAAGAAGGTTTCGTCCTCGAGCGGCGGGCCGCCGTTGTGGCCAATGCCGTTGAGCTTCGCGCGCTCTTCCAGGATCAGCGCGTAACAGGGGCCGGCGAGATTCTCGCCGGCCGTGGTGATGAGCAGCTGCAGGGGCTGGTCGCGGGCGCCCATGCCGGTGATCATCGTGTCGACCTGGGCGTCGTCGGCGTGCTCGTGATACTCGTCGTGGATCGAGCAGCTCGGCGACTGGCCATCCCCGGGGTCGCCGATGATGGTCTCCATCCGAGATCCATCGTCCGGACGCAGCAGCTGCTTCGCCAACACGTCGATGCCGAACTTCTTCGCGAGCGCCGGCAGCTTCTGGACCATGATCTTTGCCGGCCGGAAAACTTCCCAGGCCTGCTTCTCGTTGGTCGCGCCGGAATAGACCTCGGCGCCGAACTCGTTGTCGGCACAGAGCATGTAGAGCGCCAAGCCGGAGGCGATCGCCGACTTGCCGTTCTTACGCGGCACCACCAGTAGCCAGCGCCGGAAGCGCCGGGTGTCCTTCTGCGTGCCAGCCTTATGCAGCCAGCCGAATACGCAGCAAATGTTCCAGATCTGCCAGGGCTCGAGGACTAGGCGCTTCTTCTGCCGCGCCCACAGCCCCTTCGTGTGCGGCAGCCGCTCGATGAAGCGGCACGGACGGGCGGCCCGATCCTCGTCGAACCGGTAGGGAAACACCTTCGTGCGGCTGAGCTTCAGCTCATTGAGGAAGCGCTCGCACTGTAGGCGGATCTGTTTGCCGGCGGGGATCGTACCCGCCGCGACGTCGGTCGCATACTTGCGCGCGATCGCGGCATAGTCCCGCTCCGCACCCTGGCGTAGGGCGGCCACCGGTTAGAAGTCGTCGAATTCGCCCGGCGCATCCTTCTTGCCGTTGGCGAGCTTCATGGCGGCCGACGGATTGAGCATCAGCTCGCCGAGCAGTGATTGCGCGTGGCGCATGGCATCCGACAGCATGGCCACCTCGGGCCGGGCGCGGATCATCTCGGTGATGACCTGCTGCCCATCGACCTTGCGGACGGTGGTGCTGGTGCAGGTGTCGCCGACCATCTCGAGGACGGCCTGCCAGCGCTGGATCTGTTCGAACCGCTGCGCGAGGAGGGCGACGTGCTGGGCGAAGAATGGCTCTGCCCTACCCTGCTGCGCAAGGATGCTCGCGATCTCGCGGAAGATGAGCTGCGCGTGTCCCGACAGGTGCAACGGGGGCGCCATCTCGTCGGCCGACGCGGCGGTGATGGCGACCGCCTGGCGCTCCGCGGCCGTCAGCTTAAGAGCTGGATCCTTGCGCCGGCGCCCGGATCCGGGGCGCGCTCCACCGCTCGCCATCGGCGCTTCTCCCGGGGATCATTTTAGGTTTGAAATCGCGCACGCGAGAAATTGTCTAACCACCGGTGTCCCCAGCCGACCGGCTCAGAGATCCGACCCACCCCCACCCCTCGGGCCATTGCGGCCTGAAATTTTGGGAGGAAAGGGCCGATTTGTCACCTGAGGTCGAGTCGATCGACGCGGTCGCGGGCAAGCTCGGCCTGGGTCTTCAGGTCGTGGCAGGGCTTGCAGAGGCCCTGCTTGTTGCTGCGGTCGTCCGTGCCACCATCGGCCAAGCGGATGATGTGGTCGACCTCGACGGCGGGCTCAGTGCGGCCGAGCTTGAGGCAGCGGCGGCAGAGCGGCTCCTCGGCCAGCACCGCAGCACGGTCACGCTGGCCGGCGCGGCCACGCTTGCGACGATCCACCACGCCTTCAGCTGGAGCCCACTTCTTCCGAGGTGCCGACTGACGGCCGAAGCGCGGCGCTTGCATGGCCATCAGCCCGGCACCCTCTGCATAGCCGCCTGCAGTACCGCCGTGGGACTCGCGGCCTGCCGCGCTATCGCGCCGACGATGAGGGGCGATAGCCGGGTCGAAAGACGGACCATGGTCCCGTTGATGTGGACCAGATCCACCGACGTCACCGGAAGCCGCGGCCGCGCACGACGGCGCGCACGTCACCGGCGACTGCCTCGATGTTGTCATGCAGCCGCTGCAAGGCGAGCAGGCTTGAACGTGGCGTATCGAACTGATCCGCCAGGTCGAGCAGCTGCTCGGCCGCAATGCGCAGGCGATCGCCTGCGGTGAGGGGCTTGGGTGCGGCCATCGCCACCTCCGAATATCAGACATGCTTACGACTTCCGCCGCGGGGATCGCGGGGAAGGTGTGGCGGGCGCGCAAGGGTCGATGCCCCAGATCGTCTGTCCCGGTGACCGCTTGAGCGGTGGTTGCGGCTAAGCCGCCTTTGTTTGCTGAGAGGCTGGCAGTAGGCGCCAGCCCTCAATTTTCCATGAACGGTTGCCGAACTGGACCCTCGCGGCCGGGCCATTCACGGCTTCGACGACGCCTGTCAGGCCATCCATCGCCGGCATATTGGTGACGGTCACCTCGGCACCAGCCGCGAACGCCATCGGCTTTCCGCGCAGCTCGCGCAGCTGTGCCAGCTCGACAGCGCGGGCGGCGCGCCGGCGGGCGGCCTCGGTCTTGGCGGTGGCCATGCGGATCCGCTGCGCCTCCTGATAGGTCTCGGCGTCCCGGATCGCGGCGATCGCAGCCTGCTCACGCGCCTCCTCTGCCTGCAGGCCCGTGATCTGCGCTCCGCCGATGATCGGCGCCTTGCCGGCGCGGTGGAAGACTGAGAACGCGGGATGTTGACTGGCGGGATCGCTGGCCTCGCCGGTCAGCGCAACCAAGTGCTCCTCCTTGGCGAACAGGAAGGTCGGCAGGATTGGCGCGTCGGCCTCGATCGTCCTGGTGCCGGCGGGTGTCTTTGCACGCACCGTACGGCGCAGCACCTTGGCCGGCGTCCAGACGTCGTAACCCGCAGCGCGAAGCGAGCGCATCAGCGGCAGCGTTTGGCCGCCGCTCGTCCGGAGAATGAACCAGCGCGACATGGCGGGCTCAGGCGTTCGCGATGTCGAGTGGCACGCCGTGCCACGGTGCGTCCGGCCCGCTGCGATCGTAGAAGCGCAGGTAGGTGCGCGAGCCGATGACGCGCATCGAGTCGCGGATCGCTTCCATGGCGCGCTTCCAGCGATCGTCGCTGATCTCCACGCGGAGCAGCATGAACAGCCCGGCGTGGCTGATCTGCCCCTCCTTGTCGACGGCGAACACGCGGTCGACGAGTGCACGGATCTCGACGCGGCTTTCCGCCGACCACTCCCGAAGGCAATCGTCGATCAGGCTCTTGGCGACCTGCAGCTCCGGTCCGAATTCGAGCTGGTCCGCGACGGCCACCTGGATCTTCGCGCAGCCGTCGTATGCCGGCAGCGTGATGTTGCCCTTCTTGCCGCCGATCTTCGCGTCGTAGTCCTGCGCGAGTAGCGCCTGCAGCTGCCCGACGCTTTCGAAGGTGCGCTGCTTGAACTCAGCGATCATCGCCGAGACGTAGCGGGCCTGCGCCAGGGTCTTGTGGACCAGCTCGTCTATGAGGAGATCGACCGGCTTCACGGTCTCGATCGGCACGAGCGCACCCTTTGCGTCGCGGAGGTACCACGCGCCGTTCACGTCGATCGCGGCGTGGTGCGGCTTGTCTGTCATGCCTGCGCTCGCGACACGCTTGAGGCGATGTTCACCAGCGAGCGGACGTTTGTCAGGGCGCGGCGCGCATGTTGGCCCAGCTCGACCTCGGACAGCATCTCGAAGAGTTGCTGCTTTGGTACGATTAGTGCTTCGCCTTCGATTGCCTCGATTTGAGCGCGTGTCTGCGCGACGTTGATCATGAGCCCCCAACTTATTCGACATCGGGTAGATGCTCGAATGGTGGGAGGATCTGTAGCTGCTCATTTGAGCAGGGCTGGTCGAGCACGCCGAGCGGTACCGAGTCTGTCCAGCCTAGACGGTTCAGAACCTCCACGAGGAGATTGCGGGAGCGCGCAACGTCGCGAATCCGGAAGCTGCGCTGGCGGCCGACCGGCCGATCGAGGATCTCCTCGGCAATCAGCTCGTCAACCAAACCACGCGCTCGCGTCTTGCCGACGCCCAGCTCGTCGGCAATCTCATCAAAGCTCGGGCTGCAACCGTCCGCGACAATCCGCTGCATGATGAAGGCCAAGGCTTCGTAGCGCCTCGGCACCGCGGCGATCACTGCGTGAACCCCCATAGATGACACCCCCGTCATAGAACATAGGGGGAATCACAATGCTGCGCTAGCTAATCAACCGTCATTCGTCTCGAGCGCAGTCCACCAGCAAAAGCCTTTTAGTCTCCTCAGTAGCTGATTTCACCTCGCGAGCGTTGATCCTCAGCCTTTTCGGCAAGTCGTTAGCGCTGCCATGCAGAGACCAAGTGAGGTATTGCAGGCCGCCCATTGCGAAGTCATCGGCTGGCTTAAACGGCACGACCCTGCGAAGTTGGTCGATGAAGGCGCGACCATTCCTCGTGATAGAGTTGAAGCGAGTCACATTTCCGGTAAAGGCGGTTGCATCCGCCGTCACGTCCCGGGTGTTCACCCAAGCCTTTGTATCAGCGTTCAGCGTTAGAAGTTCGGCACGCGGCCGCTCGAAAGTGATGGTCGTGACGTCAGGGCCAATTGGACGATGAACCCTCTGCAAGCTCCCCTCAAGCGTCTCTGCCAACTCGTCGAGGAACGGCTCGTCTCGCTCCATCCACCGGTCGACCTTTGCCGTAGTTGGCTCAACCTGCCTACGACTAGTCGCTTTGGTGAAGATCGTCTTGATCCAATCGTAGATGATTGGGGCGGATATACCTGCTACCGCCGGGTTGGCCTCGATATATGCGGCCAGTTCAACAAGGTAACTACCCGACCTTGATGGCAGAAGGTAGAAATCCGCGCTTCTCGCTGCGGTAGCTCTCGTTACGATACTGCCAGTCAGGAGGGCGTGGGTGGCGATCTGAACCGCTTGCGCAACGCCCTGAATAGATGCCGTACCGTCGTAGAGCGGTAATCTACCATCGGCCGCAATACCCCCGTTGTACCGGGCACGGAGTGGCACTCGTATCGTCACGTCGAGATCTCCATATCTTGTTGTGCGGGATATTGCGGCGGGGATACCCTCCGCCCTGGCGACGCATTCCAGCCCCCTAACGTGTGCGACTGTACCCGCTCAGCTTCGGACAACACCCGTGCTTGCACAGCGGTGGCTTGTGCAAGCAGTTTCAAGTTTCGCTCTCTTTTGATCCAGAAGCTCCATTGTCTTCGGTTGCTTCGGAGGCTACGTCTTCGGGAGCTTCCACGATTACGCCTTCGAGGAACTTGCTGTATCGCTCCTGCAGGTGCGCAACCGCGTCGCTCTCGCTGACCGTGTGCTGCATCTGCTCTTGAAAAAACTGGAGGCGAGCGCGGTTTTCATCGATGATCTCGCCCCATGTTTTTACGCCGACGGTAAAATTTTCGCCACGGGCAATCAGGCGACGTTCCGGGTCAACGCCGTTATCAACCGTGTCACGGCCGATTTCGTCAAGATCATTAGAGATTACCCAGAAATGCCAGCGCACGCCTTTGACCGCCCTAAACCTTTCGTCGTTACGTACCGCGAGTGCGTACTTGCGGATCTGGTTGATCTCTTTCGCACCGATTTTCACCTTCGGCGCCTTTAACTCGACAACTAGGTGCTCGAACTCGTCCGCACGATGCCGACGGGTAGCGCGTGATAGCATGAGGTCGATAATGCCACGCTTCTGGCCGACGACCTTCACCGGCTCGTCTATCGAGATGTCGGCATCGAGCAGTTCCTTGTGCTTGACCAATACGTTTCGGAGGTCCTTGTCATTGACCCACAAATTGTATTCTTCACCAAGCACCCATGTGTTGTCTGCCAGAATTTTATGAAGCTGAGTGCGCTCCTTCAACCGGCCCCGTGTCTCCGGATCGAAAACGATGGATTCGAGAGCGGAAATGAATTTGAGTCTATCTGCAACGGTCTTAGCAGCCGTGATAATCGATGTGAGTGTCGTCTCCTGCAGGAGGGACGCAAGCTCCTTCTGCTGCCGTACTGGTAGATCCAAAACCTCTTTCAGGATGGTTTGCAACTCTGCAGGTCCGCTCTCGATGGCGTTGCGGAGCATACGGAGGTGAAGCGCGCGCGCCTTATCGGTTCCGATGCCAATCTCCGGGGCAATCTCGTGCACATGTACAGCCACGATGTCGAAGACCTGCCTTTCCGCCTTCTCAACATCAGATTGTGGCTCACCCCGATAAGGGTAGACGTCCGCGGCTTTCCACTCATCAACAACGTTCCGACCCCGTTCAGACGCCCGATCTTTGAAGTATGTCTTGATGGTCTCGCGGGCCTTCTCGATCGAGGCCGCGAGCGGGGGGTCCATTTCAGCCAAACCAAGTCGATCGTCGTTATGGAGGAGTTCGACATATCGTGACTTGAGGTACGCCGAAAACGAGAAGCCGGGCACATGAAACTTCGTCTCGAATTGATCGAGCGGAAAGCCGTCAGCCGAGCAAAGATAAAGCGTCCGTTTGGTATCAGCACGCCATTCGATCACGTGCAGCTCAGCAGGAACAGCTGGCTCGCCAGGCGCAGCGATCGGGGGCAACGCCACCTTGCTCTGGCTCGCGATCGCTCGTTCCGGATCGAGTTTTTCGCCGGCAATACGAATAGTCACGTTGCGATAGTTGATCATGTAGAGCGCAAAAATTTCTGCGAGCTCCTGATGCCCCTCCGCCGTTTCGAATGCCCGGAAATCTTTGCGGACATTGTCGATTTGAACAATCACGCCGGTGTGTCGATCGGGCGCCGGCACGTCCTCGCTAATTGTAACGTTCGTCAGTTTGGCATCAGCCATTGCGATCTCGAACGCCCGATTGCCTTCCGGTGTAGAAAAGCAGACCTTCCAGCGAACATGGCCGCCCAGTGCGAAGGCTTTGTACCGCCCGCGACCTTCTTGGCCGTGAATCATTCGGCCGTCGCGCCTCGTGCGTCGGGTCGCGCGCTTCCATGATCCACCCAAACTGCCGAACAGCTTGCGCGCATCTTCGCGCGTGAACCCGTCGCCGTTGTCATATACAACAATTCTCGACAGCCCCCCGGCGAGGTCATCGTGCACTAGCTCCACGTCTATTGCAGTCGCGTCGGCATCAAGCCCATTCCAGACCAATTCGGCGAGCGCAGCAATAGGCTTGGCTCGCGTCTGGGCAGCAACAAAGTCACCTTGCACCGCCACTGAAAACTGCTCGACCGCCACGCCTTCTCCCCCGCTACTGGCCTAACTTAACGACACTCCGTTAACGCGGTGTAGGTCACAGGGCTCTGCGCAACAACTAAAGTGTTATTGCTGAACCGATAGTTCGTGCGTGTCCTTGCGTGGTCACGGCGGAGGAACCCTCCGCCCTAGGTTGTTGAGGCGCACGCAAAACTGTCGATTTCGCGGCCGATATTGGCAGCCGTACCCGCACGGTACCCGCATCGGCGATCATCACCGACCCTTCCGAGAGCCTCCGGCCGTCGTGTTATCGGCGAGAGCGTCGATGTTATCAGCTTCGGCCTCCATTCTGTCAGCAAGGGCGTCGCCGTTGTTCTCCACCACGGCCGGTACTGAGCTGTTCGGTCCGGAGGTCTGAGAAAGGACGAAGAAGCCGGCGACCATGATCGCAAGCAACACCGCCGAGCAAATATAAAACAGCCTCGTGTTCTCCTGCTGCTTCGGATCGACCGCACGACCCGCGCCGTACGGTGCAGTTGCTACTGGCGCGGCTTGTTGGTCCGAGAAGTGGCTGACGTGGTCGCTGGAACGGTCACCAGCTAAGCTTTCGATGAGCGCGCCCGCGCTGAGCAGGATGACACCTGCCAGAAAAAGCGCGAGCCCACCTTCGAAGACGAGATGCTGGTTCTGTAACAGCCCGAGGTTCAGGGTGTCGGAGGCTGGGATGTAACTTCCGAATCTATAATCCCCGTCCGAGTGCACAGACGTTTTCATGAGTAAGGAAGCGCCCGCGACCAACACGCCCCCGATCGTCGCTGCAGTACCTACCGTTTTCATACTTCCCCCGCCCCTCCATATACGCCGTGCGAATCGCCGCGCCGCGCTGACGTAGCATTAGTATGGCAAGCTGCCCTTCTTTTGCGTCAACTGCACTGGCCGACAAACTGCATCACGCCGGCACCAGAGGGACGGCTCGTTCGCATCAGCATCCCCAATCGAATGCGTCGCCGCCCTCTTCGCTCCAATCCCGAACTAGGTCATTCCGATCGGGCGGCAGGGAAAGCGCACCAGCACCAAAGCGAACTCGGATTATAGCTGCCGTCCGACCGGACTCTTGGAAGACCGCTGAGTATGCCTCGCCGTCGTCGAGCCAACCGCCGATAAGGCCGCACCGCTCCGCAGTCAGATAACCGAGCTGAATGCCTCTGTTGCTGAAGACTGCGACCGCACGCTTGTCGTACTTGTTAGTAGGCTCGCGGATCAGTCTGACGGGCTCCGCACGGCAGCAGAGCGCCATCTCGAACCTCCGATGACTCTTGTCGGGGTTCGGGTAATCCAGACCTACCACCGCGAGGCTCAGCTCGCGAGGCGACGTCAATCGGCGAATCGGAGTGTAGAACATAAGGAGAACGAATAGATGAGGGCCTGCTAGATCGACAACCCCTCGACTCCGTCCCAATCATGTACGCCGACCGATGAAGATGACCCTTGCGACGATGTTCACCTCTTCGACCCGCTCTTCGTCAGGGGGCACAGAGGGATTATCCGAAAGGATAATCACGCGATCGCCTTTCACGCGCAGCCTCTTGATCGCGCCCAGATCCCCTACCGTGTAGGCCCATAGCGCATCCTGCTCGACGACCTGCCGCTGCGATCGATCGAGCAGCACTAGATCACCATCGTGGATGGTCGGCGTCATGGAGTCGCCTTTGCCGCTCGCCCATGTCAACATCGCGGGCGGGGATGTGGTTATCGCTTCGATCCAAACCCGGGGGAAGTGGAGCAGCTGCACGTCAACGTGGCCGTCGACGTACGTCGCACCCATTCCGTACGCAAAGTCGATCTGCTGCAGCTCCACCATGTCGGGTATTGCGAGAGCGCCCCGAGCTGCAGGCTGGGGTGCGTCGTCACCCGGATCATCAATTTCGCCTTCTAGGTAGGCCGGCGTCGTTCCCAACTCACGCGCGATGCGAAGCAGATAGCGCGAGTTGCTCGTACTACCGTTGATGATTTTGCTGATCGTTCCCTGCTGGACTCCGACCCGGCGGGCTAGGTCAGATTGCCCAATGCCTCTGGCCTTCATGACCTCGGCCAGCCGCTGTGGAACAATGCTCATACCGGATGAAATATTCCAAAAGTTATAGCGACGAGCCATTCTTTTGGGATTGACCATGCATTCTTTCGGGAATATTCCGAGCGAATGGCAAGCGTCTCCGCACCGAATCGCCCGTTGAAGGCCGTCATCGACAAGCTCGGCTCTCAAGCCGCGCTAGCCGAGCTGGTCGGCGTGAGGCAGCCTGCGGTCTCCAAGTGGCTCGCAAAGGGCGCCCCTCTACCGGCCGAGTTCGTGCTGAAGGTTGAAGCAGAGACGGGCATTAGCCGGCACGACATTCGCCCGGACGTTTATCCGGTCGACATACCACCCGCCCCGACTGCGCAGAGCAGCGTCGAGACCTCGCGATGACCATTTCAACCCTTTCCCCCATCGGCCGCTGGCAGACCGGCCGATCCACGCAGCACGTCCGTGCCGCGGGGCGTCACGCGCGTCTGCCATCCTCCCGTTGTGCAACTATCGGCGCCGTCTGTCTCCCACGGTCGGCGCCGGCTTTTGCGGGTGTAACGGCATGACCAAGGTCCGCGCTCCCCTCACGCTCGATCGCGCGCTGGCGCGGATCGCCGGGCAACTGCCGGGCGGCTGGTTGGAGATGGGCAAGATCGTTGAGCGCTCGGAGCGCCAGGTGCGCTCCTGGGGTGATCCTGATTCGCCGGACGTGATCCACATGCCCGCCGCGATCAAGCTGGACATCGCGTTCCAAGCGGCCGGCGGTCAGGGCGCGCCCATCCACGACGTCTATGCGCTACTGCTGCAGACGGGGCGCAGCGAGGCTTTCGCCGAGCAGATCGATCTCGCGTTTCAGGCGTCGATCGCCATCCGCGAGCAAGCGGAAGCTGCTTGCGCGCAGATCCGCTGCACCATGCCCGGCGCCGAGCCGCGCGATCTCAAGGCCGCTGTGCGCGAGACTCAAGAGGCCATCGAAGCTGCCACGGCGACGCTGGCCATTCTCCGGCGCGCGATGATCGCTTCGCAGGGGCCGTGAGGCTCTCGCCCGCCCACTTCACCGATTCGCTTACCCGCCCCGGCAGCACCGCTTCCGGAAACGCCACCGGCTTGCCCGGAAGGACCACAACGATGCTTCACGTACCGTTCAATGCTCGCCCTGCGGCGCCGATCGTACCGATCGCGCTCCCGCCCCTGATGCCGGGCGAATACCTCCGCCTGCGCCGCGAGGCGGCGAAGCTGACCATCACCGACGTCGCCGCGCGGATCGCGCCCGACAATACCCTGCGCTGCGAGGCCGCGGCGTTCCTCCGGCTGATCGAAACGCCCGGCGCGCGCGTAAGTCGCAACGACACGTTGCTGCGCCTGCAGGCCGCCTTCCCCTTCGATCCCTCAGTCTATGCGCAGCTCTGCGACGAGCCCGCCGATCGTCACCCGCAGGTCTGCCGCGGCTGTGGCTGCAGCCATTGGGATCCGTGCGACACCGATGGCCACGGCGCATGCGCCTGGTCGACGGCATCCTCCTGCACGCGGTGCACGCCCGAAGGCGGTGACCTGTGAGCAGCCTGTTCATGACCGCGCCGGCGCTTCACTCGATGGAGTGCAGCTGCTCGGCTTGCGAGCCTATCGCGCCGGCCAATCCGAACCATCTCGGCGCCCGAGCGAAGGCGAAGCTCGCGATCGCCGCGGCGATCGTCGGCACCGCAATTTCGCTGCTGATCGATCCGGCTGGCACGGTCGAGGCCCTGCGGTCGGTGCTGCTATGACGGTCGCGCCATTCGTCATCGCGCTGGTGGTCGGGCTGATCATCATCCTCGCGATCGCCACCGTCTGCTTCGGCTTGGCGTGGAGAAAGGCCGAGTTCGACGCCTGTGACCTGCGTCGCCAGCGCGCCAACCGTGTCATCGGCATCCCGAATCGGGAGGCACGCTGATGGTCGCTGAACGCGAAGAGGGCATGGGTGGCGGCCAGGTTGCGGCGGAAGAGCTGCGGCTCCTGATCGAGCGTGCCGAACGCCTCGAGGAGGAGAAGAAGGGTATCTCCGACGACATCAAGGACGTCTATGCCGAGGCGAAAGGCCGCGGATACGACGCAGCCGCGATCCGCAAGATCCTGGCGATCCGCAAGAAGAAGAAAGAGGAATACCAGGAGGAAGAGGCGATCCTCGAGGTCTACATGCAAGCGCTGGGGATGCTCTAGATGTTGCTCCTGCTTGCTGTGCCCGCGATCTTCTTCGCCCTCGCAGCCCTCCTATTCGTCGCCGCGGTCGTCCTCCTGAGCTGGACGCGGCAGCACCGCGTTTTGCGCCAGATCCGCAGGGACCGCGTCGGTTTTTCGAAGGTAAGGTGAGATGAAGCAGATCATCGCTGCATCACTTCTTGGCGGCACGGCGATCTTCTCCGCCGCCGTTTCCATCACACCCCTATGGGAAACGCCGCCTCATGACGCGGGAACCGAAGAGTGGGTGTCGCGGGCGGCTGCGGGCTGCGGCCTCCTGGCGGCCTTTGCAGCAGGCCTCTTGCTGTGAAAGCCTCGGCACTAGGCATGGCGTACGGCGACCGAGCTGTCTTCCTCGGCGAGGGGCAGCGGCGCGGCAAGCACTGCGACGTCCTCGCCGTGCGGGGCGATCTCTCCGCGGTCGCCTTCGACGACATCGGCGGGATCTGGTGCATGACAGCCCATCTGCATGTCATCCCGCGACGCCCTCGTCCGGACTTCTGAGATGGCTTCGCGCACACCACCCGCCCGCGCGCTGCGCCTCGATCGCTCGATGATCGAGGCCGCGATCCGGTCCAATTGCTTCCTCGGCCAATACGGCGACGTGCCGGCCGTCGACGGCGTCACTGTCGCGGCCGACGCCATCTGGAACATGCATTGCGCCGACCTGGCGCTCGAACAAGATAATGGAGCAGCAGCATGATCAACGTGCTCGATCCCGCCAAGCTGGCGCAGCTCGCCGCCCTCAGCCGCCAGCTCGCGGCCGCCGGCGCACCGCCAGCGATGGAACGGCCGATCGTCATCGATGAGAATGGCTACGCCTATGGCGTCGTACCCGGCGACGCTGAAGCCGGATCCTTCGTGCACGCCGGCGTCCGCGTTGGCTGGGCTCCCCTCCCCCTGCAGGGCGGCGTCATGGTGTCGATCTGGGGCGGATTGGAATTTGAAAAGGAGTTCGAGAAGGAAGGCGTCGTTGCCTACTTCACGCGCGACGGCCTGCGCCGTCTCGCCGCGGATCTGCAGGCGATCGCAGACGCGAGCGTCGACGCATGAATGCCCCCTCGATCGTCAAGCTTGATCAGAAGCTCAGCCGAGCCGCTGAGATCGGTAAAGGCGTCCGCCTCGAGCCCGGCGACCTGGACCTCCTCGGCCGCCTCGGCCTCTTCACCATGACGGGTGAAGCAAAAGCACAGTACATCAGGGAACAGTCTACATGTCGCGACGCACGGCGCCGGTCTATCGGCGCGGAAAATACTGGCTCGGATGGGACGAGCGGACGGACGGGACCCGTCGCAGTCCCTTCCTCACGATCTTCTGGTACGATCCCGACGCGCGACGCGAGCGCAGCGCGAGCACGGGTACGGCCGACGAGGGAGACGCGATCGTAGCGCTCGATCGCCGCTACCTGTCGGACGCCGAGGAGGCGCCAGCATTCTGCGGGGCGTGCGGGCAGCCGCTTGCCCAGGCGCAGGCGTATCTGCTCACCGACGCGATCGCCGACTATAAGCTCGAATGGGGAAGCACGCGCGCGTCTGCCGACACGATCGAATCGCGGCTTAACCACGTCATCGACTTCCTCGATGCCGAAGAGGCGCGCGGCGCGGACAGCAGGTTTGGGATCGCGACGAGCTGCGCGGCCGCTTGCACGACCGTGTTCGTCAACGCGCTGCGCGCCTGGTCGCGGCTGCAGCCGGTGGTGTGGAAAAATGGTAGGGGGGAGGTGACGGTCAGCCGCCCGCGCTCACCTTCGGCCACGGAGGCCTCGATCGCGCAGGTGATTGCAGTGCTGAACCATGCGGCGAACGCTGAGCCGCCGCGATCGGACAAGCGCCCGATCTACCGGCCGCTGCCGGCCGCACAGGTCCAGCGCAAGCGCCGGACCCGGGTTGGTGTGGAAGAGCTGGCACAGATGGTCGCCTACGCGGCCGAGCCGGGGAAGCAGCGCGGATCTTTACACGCCTTCCTCGTTGGATCGCTGTGCACGATCGCGCGGCCAGGCGCCGTGGTCGACATCAACGTTGCCCCCGATCGGGAGCAATGGTGGCCAGGCGCGCCGTCGATCGACCTCAATCCGCAAGGCCGGACGCAGAACAAGAAGCACCGCGCGATGGTCCCGGTTCTTCCCCTTCTCGGCGAATGGCTGCAGGCCGAGCTCGACGATTACCTGGCGCTCGAGCCGAAGGCTCGCGTCGGACGTGGCTGGCTCGTAAACTATCACGGCCGGCCTGTTCAGGACGTCGATCGCGCCTGGGACACGATGCTGACCAAGCTCGAAATGCCAACCGGCCGCGAGTGGCGCAGCTACGTGCTTCGGCACAGCATCGCGACGCTCGTTCGCAACCGCGGTGCCGAGCGCTGGGACCTTGAAGGGTTCATGGGCCATCGTGCCGGCAGCCAGACCGAGGTTTACGCAATCGGCGAGTTTCCGAGCGTGCAACGCGCGCTGCAGTCCATCCTTACCGATATCGAGAAGCTGGCTCCGGGCTCCCTGCACCGGAAACGCACCGGAGCCAGCTCTCCCACCGCGCTGCGGAAGGAGGCGAAAATGTCAGGATAA